AAATGATTTACATTTACTTGAAATATCTGCATTTGATTTACATTTAGGTAAAATAGGAATAAAAGGTGATGAATATAGTCTTAAAATAGCCGAGGAACGCCTTTTAAGCGCCATAGAGCATCTTTTGTATAGAGCTAAAGGGTTTTATATAGACAAGATACTTTTTATCGTAGGACAAGATTTATTAAACTCAGACGGTGATTGGCCAATACCAGCTACAACAAAAGGCACACCACAATTTAATAGCGATTATCACATAGATATGTATAGATCAGCAAGAAAACTTATGATAAAAGCAATTGATATACTATCTGAAGTAGCTGACGTGCACGTTATGGTTATACCAGGTAATCACGATAGAGAATCTGTTATG